GTGATCGCCGCCAAGCGCGCGGCGCGCAGCGGTGCCCATACGGTGATCGCCAGCGGCCGCACCCCCGACGCCATTCTGCGCCTGGCACGAGGCGAGGCGCTGGGCACAAGTGCGGTTTATATCCACCGCCTGAAACAACATCGTATTGCGCGGGTCATGCCCTGATTCCTTCAAAGCTCTGGCGGCTTCAATCACCATGCCGCCTGCACCGCAAGCAGGCTCCGACAAGGTGACATAGCCTTTGGCCTCCACCAGATCACCAATGCCGTACATCTGCATTTGCGCCATCATCCGGCTAACGTGCTTCGGCGTGAAAAACTCGCCGTTATGCTTATTGCTGATACCGAGCTGCATATACTGCTCGCCAAGAAAATCCTCGCGGGTTTCATGCAGCGCCAAGACCGTGATGCTGAATAGCTCCACGATGCGGGCAATTTCCTCGGCCTTGAATTTCTTGATGGTCGAAAGATAAAGCTGCTCGATGCGCTCATAATCTTCGTCTTTTTCCAGCAATCCGACATGATAGGGTTGCTGGTGGATAGTAGCGGCGGCAATCTCAACAAAATCACGAAACACCTCTTGCCAACTCCGGCCATAGCACAGGCGGTTAAAGGTCGTGAGGAATTGCTTGCCGTAATCGGCAATTTCTTTTGGCATATTCGTTCCTTAGGTTGCAGTTGCACTTAGAAAAATAAGCGCGATAATGAGCCCACATCCTTCTGGTTTTCAGAAGGTTGTGGTAGTGCGCATGGGGGTGGTTCCCTGTGTGCAAGGTGACGGAGGGTTTGCGCCCTCCGTCATTTATTGCACTTACGCCATGCCTTTCGGCAGCCATGCTTTCAGCTTGGCTTGCTGCTCCGGCGTAAATTGCGGCTGGTCAGGATTGGCAAATGCACCGTGCAAGACAGCAACCACATCGCCCTTCGGCTTCTTGCCCTGTTCCTTCGACCATGCTTCGCCAAAGATGTATTCGCCGATTTCCAGCACATCTTTCTTCGTCACACGATCAAAGAAGTTGGTTTGGCTCGGCCTCCAATGTGTCGCAACATCGACACCCAGCCGCTTGAACACCGCTTCGGCAACCGGCGAAGGTTTATCCTCAATGGATAGCTGTGGAGTGAGCGAGCGGGAAACGCAGGCCGCAAACAGGCGTTGCTTCACTTCCAAAGCCAATTCGCAGAAAGCCTCGAATTTCTTGGCTTCGTCCTTGATGTTCATCCAAGCAAGCGGCAGGCCAGCAAAGAGTTTTTCCTCTTGCTGATGCAGGGCAGAGCCGGTTTCATCTTCCGATGTCATCAGATGCGGGAAGTGATAGTTTTCCGGCTTCACTCGTAGCCAATCCTTACCATAGTAATAGCTATGGGCAGAATTGAGGCTGCGCAGGCACATCATGTAAACCGTTGCATCGAACGCCACTTCAAAGTTCTCGGCCATATACGGGCGCGTTACCTGCAAGCGGTAGTTCTTGAGGCGGTCAACGAGTGCCTGGCTGTATGGCATCGTGTGCTTGCCGGCATTACTGACCTTTGCCCCTTCGGTTTTGTCGGCGGCTTTGGCAGCGGCCTTCTTATCGTCAGGGTGTATCATGCCTTCCAGCACTTCCGCCTTGCCGTCATGGGAAATGGTCACGATGCAACCAGATGCGGCACGTTCTTCATCGGTGAAGCCTTGATATTCTGCCAGCTTTGCTTCCAATTCCGCTTCTTCCTTACGGAGCGCATCGGCAGCATCGTCGTCATAATCTTCGGCCTCATCAAGTTCTTCCATTTTGCGTTCCAGCACTTCTTGCTGTTTCAGCAACTTCTTCGGAACCTCGCCAATCTGGTGCGGATAAAAGCGGCCATATTGCTGCTTTTCTTCCCAGCCAAGGTCAAGATTGATGGAAACCCACTTCCATTTGTCTTGCAGCGGTGCAGCCACCTTTGCCAGCTTCTCTTCTGCCAGCTCGCGCAGTAACGGCAGATTCTCAAGATAGAAGCTGTCACGCTCGCTGAACAAATCGGTGCGGAATTCACCGCCTGCCAGCTTGTAGGTATCAAGGCCAACAAACTTTGCCAGCTTATCATCGCCGCGTACCATCGTTTCTGTTAATGCGCTGCGGATATTATTAGGATTGTTCATCTGCCAGCCACCCTTGAACTGCTTGAACACTTCCTCTTGCTTGGCGTGGTCGTCCGTAATGGTGAATGCCATTAACGCTTCTAACGAGCATTCCTCGTTGCGATAGGCTTTCATCAGCTTGGGCGACACGCGGCCGAGTTTCAGCCGTTGCTCCACGGTGATTTCCGAAACACCGAACCGCGCGGCAATGTCGGCAACGGACATATCCTTTGCCAGCCTTGACCACGCTTCAAACTGATCGGCTGGGTGCATTTGTGAGCGCACGACGTTTTCGGCAAGGCTGATTTCCTCGGCCTTATCTTCTTCGACGATCTCGCAGTTCACCGCATGGGTTTTGGGCAGCTTGCCTTGCTTCTGCAATAATTGCAGGGCGGTCAGGCGGCGGCCTCCGGCGACGACTTCAAACTTATTTTTCTCTTTCGTCTTAATGACGACGAGATTTTCCAGCAGGCCATGCGCGGCAATGCTGGAGGTGAGTTCTTCCAGACCCTTCTTCGTGTCGGTTTTCCTGACGTTGAAGTGTTTGGAAACACTAAGGTTACTTAACTGAATTGTTTGCATAATTTAACTCCTTGGTTTGGTTGTGGTAGTTGGCAAAATTGCCAAATTAAATCCTATCCAAGTGACCTTGACCGTCCACAAAATTCGACCTGCAAACAAAAATAATTTTCAACGATAACAAAAGGTTGCAAGGTTGCCATGTTCTACGGAGCTGTACCGACAGAGTGCATCGAGCAGGTGTTTCGCATCATAGATTTCAGCGCATGGAAAAAGGCGTATGTCTGCTGCTCCGGCAGCTTCCGCATCGAGCGTGCGCTTAAGGCAAAATTTCCGCATCTGCCCGTCATCAGCAATGACGTGAGCCTGTATTCCTCGGCGGTTGGCTATCTCGCCTGCAACAAAGAATTCAACATCATGTTCGAGGGTGACCTGTCATTCATTCAAGAGCGCCCGGATGTAAACAGCTTCTTTGAAAAAACAGCGGCATTACTGGTCGCCTGCGATATGGCGCGTTACGGCGGGCGCAAAAATGAATATGCCCGCAAGCATTTCAATTACTACGTCGAAAACTTTGAGCATTTCTTCAACAAGGCCAAAGACCGCCTTGACCGCATCATCCCTGAAATGCCGCTGCAAGGCTACTTCGCTGGCGATTGGCGCACCCACGTCAAACACGCCATCGAGGAAGGCGCGGGCATCCTGGCATTCCCGCCTTTCTTCAAAGGCGATTACGAAAGCCAGTTCAAATTTATCGACAACAACATCCATTGGCCTGCGCCGGACTATGACCTCTATGAACCGAAAATGCTGGGCAAGATTATTGATGAGGTTGACGCTTCCGGCGTGAATTACTGCATCCTGTCCGATCAGCTCTTTGAACACCGCAAGCCTGTGCTGGAATATGTGACCGGGCGCAAAGTGCCGCATTACTGCTATGCCCGCACCGACAAATCCAGTGTGCGCCATATCTACAAAGCGCCAGAGCCGTTTGCCTATGACCCTATCGACGCAAGCAAGCTCACAGCCAAAAGCGAGATTCAGGTTGTTCTCGCTGAAAGCCGCCACATGGATTTCATCAAGGACATATACCTGCAAAAAACCATCATCCACACGAGCGGCGTGGCAAACTTCTTAATCTTCATTGATAAGATGCTCGTCGGCGGCATCATTTATTCCCTGCCGAAATTTCCAACCTTCGGCCACAACACGATTTACCTGCTGTCGGACGTGACAATCAGCCGCGAGGCTAAACTTTCCAAGCTCATCGCCAAGCTCGCCACTTCCAAAACCTTGCTGTCGATCGTCAGCAAGAAGCTCATCAGCCGTGTTGACTATGTGGTGACCACAGCACGGACGCATAACCCTGTTTCCATGAAATACCGTGGCATTTACGAAATGCTGAACCGGCGCGAAGCTGACGACCCTGCGGAAGGCAATATCATCAACTACGGCTCTGCCATGCGCGCCGAAACGCCGCAGGAAATGTATTCCGCTTGGTACTGGCCGAACTATGGGAAAAAATATGTCGAAGAAAACTAAGAAAACCGCCGACCAGCCAGAGGCATCAGAAGTCGCGGTTATTTCCATCCCTACGGAAATCCGCAAATACCGCTTCATTGAGCCGGAACAAATTGCTTTCCCCGTGCCGGAAGCCGAAGCTGCGCCCGTCGATAGCAACCTGCAAATCACCGTTTGCTTTTCGGAAGTGCCGACCGCCTTGCTGCAAACCTTGAGCGCCGAAGACAATGCGCGGTTCATGACCGCCGACCAGATGCGCAGGCTTTCCAGCAATATCAAAAAAGATGGCGGCGCAACGAGCGCGGTACTGGTCTATCCTGACCATGAAACCAAAAAGCTGATTGTGCTTTCCGGCAATCACCGCGTCGAAGCCGCGGTGCTGGCGGGTGAAACCACCATGCCGGTGATGGTCGTTCAATGCTACCTGACGCCGGAGCGCAGGCTTGCCTTGCAGCTTTCGCACAATGCCATTACCGGGCAGGATGACCCCAATATTCTCGGCAAGCTCTACGAAACGCTGACGATGGAATACAAAGCCTATTCCGGCTTAACGGATGATTCGTTTAATTTGCTGGAAAAGCTGAATATCGACAGCCTTGCGATCGGCACACCGCAGTATGAAGAAATCGTGCTGCAATTCCTGCCGCAGGAAAAAGAAGCGTTCATGGAATATCTCGAACGCTTGGGCAAACCCAATGAAAAGAAAACCTATCTGCTGGCGGCGTATGAAGATTATACGCGGCTTTTTGAAACCATCGTTGCCGTCAAAGAATTCAAAAACGTTTTCAATAATGCCGTTGCCATCCGTGAGCTGGCAGACCTGGCAATGGAACGTCTTGAGCAACTGAAGGCGGAAATCCCGGCAGAGGCAAACGAGGAAACTGCCGACAATGCCAAAGAAAAAGAAGTTCACACAGGCTGAAATTGAGCAGGCGCTGCGCGATTCCGCAGGCTTGCAATATCTGGCTGCCAATAAACTGCGCTGTGCGCCTAGCACGGTCACTAATTACGTTAAAGCAAACAAGCGCCTGCAACGAGTGGTCGAGGAATGCGAAGAATCTCGCATTGACCTGGCCGAGGGCAAACTTGCCGAAAAAATCGGTGAAGGCGATCTGACCGCCATCATTTTCTTTCTCAAAACCAAGGGCAAAAACCGAGGGTACACCGAGCGTCAGGAATTCTCCGGTGCAAATGGCGAATCGCTCCGGTTCGTAGTCGAAGCCCCAGCCGCAATCGAGAATGATGAAGCATGGGAAGCAAAACACAAACCAAAGGGCGGGTAAAAAATTACATTCCAATCTGGACACCCCAACCGGGGCCGCAAGAAGCTCTTGTTTCCTGCGAGATTTATGAAGTGTTTTACGGCGGCGCGCGCGGCGGCGGCAAAACCGATGGGATGCTGGGCGATTATGCCATTCATGCAGGCCGCTACGGTCAATATGCCCGTGGTGTATTTTTCCGCCGCACCTACAAACAGCTTGAGGAAGTCCAGTTCCGCGCGCAGCAAATCTATCCCAAGCTCGGCGCAATCTGGTTAAAGGGCGACCAGCTCTGGCTTTTCCCGAACGGCGCTACCCTGAAACTGCGCCATTTATGGGATGAGCAGGATGCCGAAAACTACCAAGGCCATAGCTATACCTGGATTTGCATCGAGGAAGTGACCAACTGGCCGACCTCTGCCGCCATTGACCGCATTCGCGCCACCTTGCGTTCTGCGCATGGCGTGAAAGTCAAATTGCGGCTTACGGGTAACCCCGGCGGCGCAGGCCATAACTGGGTAAAACAACGCTACATCACCCCGGCGCCATCAGGTTACACGCGCATTATCGACCCGACCAGCGGCGAAACGCGGGTATTCATTCCGGCCAAGCTGGAAGACAACCCGGCGCTGATGCTCAAAGACCCCGGCTATGAGCGCCGTCTTTTGCAGGCGGGATCTGCTGCATTGATTAAAGCATGGCGCTTCGGGATATGGGATATTGTCGCGGGCGGCTTCTTCGATGATGTTTGGAGTCCAACCAAGCAAATCCTCACACCGTTCAAAATTCCGGCTGGTTGGCGTATGCGCCGCTCATTCGACTGGGGTTCGGCAAAACCATCGTCACTCGGCCTCTGGGCTGAAAGTGATGGTCAGGTTATCGAAAACCTTGGCCTGCATTTTCCTCGCGGCTCACTCATTCGCGTGGGTGAACTCTACACCGTGGCGAAAGATAGCCAAGGCTACGTAAAGCCGGATACTGGCCTGAACCTTAATAACAAGCAGATCGGCGCGGCAATCGTGAACCGCAGCCAAGGCTATAACTGGCGCGGCTGCGTTGCTGACCCTTCCATTTTCATCAAGGCGGGTGGGCCTAGCATCTATGACCAGTTGCGCGAAGGCGCGCGTGAGGCTGGCGGCATGATTACCTTTTCTAAGGCTGATAACAACCGCGTCGCTGGCTGGCAGAAAATGCGCGGCATGATGCAAGCCAGCTTGCAGGAAACGCCGGAGGCCGCAGGGCTTTGGGTCTTTGATAACTGCGTGGATTGGATACGCACGGTGCCGGTGTTGCAGCGTGACAGCAAAAAACCCGATGACGTGGACACAGTTTCCGAAGACCACGCGGCCGATGAAACCCGCTACGCGATCATGGGCGGCGGCGAAAAACAAACAAGTAGCGAATTCAGGTTATAATCTCATGCCTAAAAAACCAACGGTAGATACCCCTTCAAAAGGGTATCTCGAAATGCTTTCCGACCTTGAGCTGGTTACCGCGCTCATGGGCGGCACGGAAGCTATGCGCGAAGCAGGACAAAAATACTTGCCGCGCGAGCCGAAAGAAAGCATTGCCGCTTACCGTAATCGCCTTGCGCGGTCAGTGCTTTACAATGCCTTTGCCGATACCGTGCAAAAACTCGTCGGCAAGCCGTTTTCTAAGCCGGTAAACCTGCTTCAAGATACGCCGGAGCAAATTAAGGAATGGTGTAACGACATCGACCTTTGCGGTAGCAACATCACAACTTTTTGCCGCGAAGTGTTTGAATATGGCCTTGCTGATGGATTGGTTCATTTACTCGTAGATTACCCTAGGAGCGATGGCGAAAAAACATTGGCAGATGAGCAAAAGCTGCAAGCCCGGCCTTATATCGTTGTAGTGCGCGCCGCAGACCTTATCGGCTGGCGCTCCGAGCTTATTAATGGCATTCGCACTTTAACACAGGTGCGTATCCGCGAACATACCACCGAAGCCGATGGTGATTGGGGCGAGAAATCCGTTCAGCGCATCCGTGTTCTCTACACTGACCGTTTTGAACTCTACGAATTGCAAAAGAAAGATTGGGTTATCGTTGACCAAGGCGAGCTATCCCTTGGCCGTATTCCACTTGTGACCTTCTACACGGGCAAAATCTGTCACATGATGGCAAAGCCGCCCTTGCTCGACTTGGCGCATCTTAACGTGCTGCACTGGCAGTCATCATCTGACCAGGAGCATATCCTGCACTTTATCCGCTTCCCGCTTTTGCATGGTGCAGGCTTTGCTCAAGACCAGAAGGATATTGAAATCGGGCCGAACCGGATGATTATTTCCGAAGACCCGCAAGCAAAGCTGACCTTCGTTGAACATACTGGCGCGGCTGTAGAGAGTGGCCGGCAATCCATCCTCGACCTTGAAGCCAAAATGGAAGCTATGGGCGGGCAAATGCTGACCCAGCGTTCCGGCGACAGCACGGCAACCGCTGCCGCGCTGGATACCGCCAAAACCAATTCTGCCCTTCACGACATGGTGCGGCGGATGGAAAATGCCATGCAACAAGCCTTCATGCTCATGGCATTATGGACAAAACTTCCCGCTGAAAAGGCTGGCGGCGTTAATATTAATGAAGACTTCGGCCTGTCACTGATCTCCGGCAAGGACGAAGATACGCTGCTTAAATCACGGCTCTCCGGCGAGCTTTCCCGTGAATCCTACCTCACCGAACTCAAGCGTCGCAACGTTTTACGCAATGAGCTGGATATTGATGAGGAAATGGAACGCATCGAAACCGAAGGCGGAACCGATAATTCTGACAACGATAATCCTGATGCCAACACTGCTTAACCATCATGCAAAATGTTAATGAGGCAATCTTCCACGCTGGCGTTCAGCACCAAATTTACCTGCAACGATATTCGACGCAGATGGTGCGGGAAATGCAGGAATTGCTTAACCAAAGCGAGCTTGACGTTATCGCAAAACTATCTCGTGCCGACCTGACGGAATTTTCTCAAAAGCGCCTACGGCTCTTGCTGACCGAGCTTCGCCAGCTTGGACAACAGGCATATGAAGTTTTGCAACAGCGCCTCAATAATAGGCTGACTGATACCGCGCACTACGAAGTGGATTTTAACGCTAACCTCATCGAAAAGCTGTTGCCTATCGAGATTACGTTGGTGCGTCCGGCGATTGAAACGCTTTCCGCGCTGGTTACCAGCAAGCCTATGCAAGGCAGGTTTATTGCCGATGAGGTAAAAGACCTCGATGCGGCGCGGGTAAAGCAGATTGAGCAAGCCATACGCATAGGCATGATTGAAGGCGAAACCAATGCCGACATCATCCGGCGCATACGCGGCAGTAAAACGTTGAATTACAAAGACGGCATCCTACAACGTTCGCGTGACGATGTAGAAAGGCTGGTGCGTACTTCCATCACCCACATTACGGCGCGCGCAAGGGATGAGCTGTATCAGGCTAATGAATCCGTTGTTAAGGCTTGGCGTTTCAGCGCAACCCTCGATCGGCGCACGACCGTTATCTGCGCATCACTCGATGGGCAGGTTTTTGACCTGGGCAGCGGCCCGATGCCGCCGCGTCATCCAAACTGCCGATCATCCACCACACCTATCCTTAAATCATGGCAAGAGCTGGGCATTGATGCCAAAGAGCTTGCTGAAAGCACCCGCGCATCAATGGACGGGCAAGTGCCGGAAAGCACCACCTATCAGGATTGGTTAAAAAAGCAGCCGCAAGAGGTTGTCGAAGAAGTGCTGGGCAAGACCAAAGCCAAGCTGTTCAATGATGGCGGGCTTACGCTTGACCGTTTCGTAGATTTCAAAGGCGACATTTACACGCTCGACGAATTACGAAAACATGAAGCCGCCGCCTTTGCAAAGTTGCAAAAATAAAGCCAGCCGCTATAATATGCGGCTATGGGAAATGAAAAGAAAATTACTAGGTTTAATGTGATTGAGGGCGGTCAAAGTCCAAGGGCGGAATTGCGTTCTGAATCCGGTGCGGAGCAAATTACCTGTCATGTCTGTTTAGAACATGATGGTGTGGACACTATTGAATTTGTGCCGATTCACACGAAGGTCATGCGCAAGGATAATGAGATGATACCTGTCATCACCAGAATGGCGTGTTTGAGTTGTCTGCAAAAAGGCAGGAAAACATACCTGACCTAATCTGATTACCACATTATCGAAATAAAAAGCCGCTTCGGATTTCCGGGCGGCTTTTTTGTTGCGCGTTTCCGGCGGGAAGCTGGGGCGTGTTTTTTAACGGCGAGAGGCCATAACCAAAAGGAGAACCTATGCAAAACCTTCCCATCAACGCCGATTCCCTGGATGCAATTCCTGAAGAATCCCGCAAGCTGTATCAGAAAACCGAAGAAGGCAAATATGCCCTCAATCCGGCAGAACTGCTGGCGGCGCTCAATGCCAAAGACAAGGCGCTATCCAGTGAGCGGAAAATCCGTGGCGATTTTGAAACCAAGTACACCAAAACCGCTAAAGAGCTGGAAAGCATCGACAAAGAAAAATACGGCAAGCTGCTCGAAAAAGAAAAAGAATGGGAAACTGAAAAAGAGCAACGCGAGCGCGAAACTTTGGAAGCCAAGGGTAAATACGAAGAAGCCCTGGAAAAGGCCAAAGGCACATTCACCAAAGAACTTTCTGATCTCAAGGCCGACTTTGAAAAGAAACTTAAAAAGTCCAATGAGGCTGTCGAGCGTTCAGAAAACGATAAGAAAAATTATATCCTCGACGACAAAATCCGCCGCGCCGTTACCAAGGCCGGGGTATTTGCCGAGGACGTGGATGACGTGCTGACGCTAACCCGTGGCCGGTTTTCGCTGGATGACAATTTCAATGTCGTGGTCAAAGACGATTCCGGCAATGCCTCTGAAACCACGATTGATGCCTTCTTTGGCGAAGTTTTCAAAAAGCAAAAGCCGAAGTTTTACCAAGGCACAAATGCTTCTGGCAGCGGATCACCTGCTGGCAAAGGCAAGGCAGCGACCAACAATAATTCTGGTGAGCTGACCTCTATCCAGAAAATCCAGATGGGTTTGCAGAAAAAGTAATCTCATCACCAACCAGTTTTTTGAAGGCGTGTCCCTGCGAAGGGCGCGCCTTTTTTATTGCCCGATTTCGGCGGCGGGTGAGCCAAAGCCGAGCGTGCAGAAAAATCGTCCTATCCGCGGGGGAGCCAACGAGGGAACGCATCTCAACTTTAACCTTAATTAACGGAGAATCCCTATGGCTTCTGTAACTCTCGCGGAAAGTGCGAAACTTTCCCTTAATATGTTGGTGGCTGGCGTGATTGAAAACGTCATCACCATCAACCGCTTCTACCAGCTCCTGCCTTTTACCGAAATCGAAGGCAATGCGCTGGCGTATAACCGTGAAAACGCCCTTGGCGACGTGCAGTATGGCGGCGTCGGCGGCACAATCACTGCGAAAGCAGCGGCTACCTTCACGGCGGTAACTTCCAGCCTCACCACCATTCTCGGTGATGCGGAAGTCAATGGTCTGATTCAGGCCACTCGTTCCAACGTCAATGACCAAAAAGCGATTCAGGTTGCATCAAAAGCAAAATCGCTTGGCCGTAAATACCAAGACGGCATGATTAACGGCGACGGCACGAGTGACAGTTTCCAAGGCTTACTGAGCCTTGTTGACCCGACGCAGACCATTACGGCCAACGCAGGTGCCGGCAACGGTGACGTGCTTACCTTCGCCTATCTCGATCAACTGATCGACTTGGTGACGGATAAGGACGGTCAGGTTGATTATATCCTCATGCACGCTCGTACTTTGCGTTCCTATCTCGCGCTTCTGCGTGCGCTGGGCGGCAATAGTGCATCGGATATTATGACCCTGCCGAACGGTGAGCAAGTGCCTGCCTACCGTAATATCCCGATCTTCCGCAATGACTACATTCCTATCAATCAGACGCAAGGTTCAAGCACCACTTGTACCACGGTATTTGCCGGAACGCTGGATGATGGCTCGATGAGTCATGGCATCGCTGGCCTTACCGCAGCGAATGAAGCCGCGGGTATGCAGATCGAGGAAGTCGGTATTTCCGAAAGCAAGGACGAAACCATCACCCGCGTCAAATGGTACTGCGGGCTGGCGCTGTTCTCGCTCAAAGGTCTGGCCGCTCTCAAAGGCGTTACCAACTAACCCATCACTACCGAGGCGGGAGCCTAAAAACTCCCGCCTTTCTTTTAACCTCAATCCTTGGAGTAAATTATGTCACAAAACACCACTGTTAAATTCGCAACCTTCGGCCCGAATCGCGGCCTGACGCTGCAAATCGGCAATTTTCAATTCGTGGATGGCCTTTGCGAAGTGCCTGCAAACGAAGCTGCTTCTGCTGCAAGCATACTCTGCCGTTATCACGATGTTTGCTACGATCACGAGCTGGAGCAAAAAATCGCTGAATACGACACCGCGAGGGAAAATCGCGCCGCTGCCAGCGGTACTTTTCCCCAAAAATCCGGGTCAGAAAAAGCTCCTAAATCAGAATCAGAACCTGACCCGCAAGCAAAACCCGATGAACAACAGCCATCGGATGATGCGGCGAACGGCGCGACCGAGAAGCAAGCGGAAGCACCGGAAGGCGAAGGCAAACCGGAACCCGAAGCCAAAAAAGCCCACGGCGGCGGGAAGAAAAACTCCGGCAAACACCAAGCCTAATCATTAACCCAAAAAGGAGGCAGTCATGCTGCAAGGTTTCAAAACCATCATCTTCAATATCGTTGCCCTAATTGCGGCATGGCTTGCCACCAATTTCGGTATCGACATCGCGCCGGAGGAACAGGCGGCAATCGCCGTCACCATCGTCACGATCGGCAATATCATC